TCTTCTCCGAGAACCCGTCAGCCGACGGCACGAGTTGGACGCCGACGGAGCCGACGATGATTCCCGCCACGCGCCCTCCTTAGGCCGGTTGATGCTGGTTGGGGTTGCGCTCGGCGAGCCATGCCTGCATGTCCTCGATCGAGCGGGCCTCGGTGCCGATGCGGCCCTCGTCGACCTTCACGCCGGGGCGTGGGAGCGGCTGCGGCTGATTCACACCGTCTTGGCCGTCCTTCGTCTGCTGCCAGACGAGGATTCGAGCGGTGTCGATGATCTCCGCGAGCAGTTGCTCGGATAAGCCCCAGCGAGCGGCCTCGCCGCCGAGTTGGGCATAGATCGCGCCGCCAGGTCGCGCCTGCCGAACGATCACCAGCAGGTCACGCCAGGACAGCGCCGCCGTGCCGAGCCAGTCGAGCCGAAGTCCGAGGGCGATCAGGTCGTACTCGATCGCCTCCCGCTGCTTCTCATCTCTGAGGAGCTTCAGGAGGCCTGCGATTCCCCCGCCGTGACGTTCGAGTCGTCCTGCCACGCCTCGATGAGCGTCTGGAACTGGTCGCGGTCGAGATCACGGACGAAGTCGCCCTGCTTGGTGCCCGCCGCGCCGAAGAAGTCGATCGCAGCCGCGCCGCCCTGCTCGATCTTCTCGAGCTGAGCGATCTTGCAGAACTTCGCCTTCTTAACCGAGAACTCGCTGCCACTGCCGGGGCCGAACTCGAACTTGTCCTGACCCTTCGATGCCTTGCTGGGAGGTACCTGGAATCCCATTGCCCTGACCTTTCAGTTTGCCCAGGCGAGATGGACCCGCGGCCCGCCGGCCTGGGCAAGTAAGCGGGCCGCGGGGGTCGATGTGCGTCAGGCGGTCTTCTTGCCGTCATCGCTGTACTTGTAGGCCGAGACGCCCGAGGAGTCGGGGTAGCAGGTCACCGTCACCGGGTAGGCGACGACCGAGGAGTCGCTGTAGGTGACATCGCCGACCGCCGTGATCTGGCCGTCCGGGATCGCGATGCGCATCGACCCGTTGCCGTCCTGGATCTCGAAGTCGTAGACCTTGTGCGGAAGCGGGGCGGCCGTGAGCTGGATCGCGAGCTGAGCGCCGTGCGTGGTGCTGGCGGCGGTCGCCGTGACCGCGCTGTCGCCATAGACGGACTCGTTGACGGTCTGGTTCAGCACCTCGATGAGGGTGAGCTGGTAGGTGACCAGGAAGTCGTCCTGGACGACCTTCACGGTGCCGGTGCCCCACGCCTTGATCGGCTGAGTGCTGCGGCCGATCGACTCGGTCAGGCCCGAGTCGGCGATCAGGCCGAAGGAGGCGAAGGCGGGGTCGAGCGCGGTGGTGGCGTCTGTCGGGAGCGCGGTGCCGGTGGGGGCGACGTAGCCGCCTCCGGTAGCGTTCGGGCGCCCGGCAACGACGTTGGCGACGGTGTTGACCATTACGATCTCCAAGTCCTGCCCAGGCCCTGGATTGATTTGGTGGTGCTACCTCGCCGTTGCCGGGGAGGAACTTGGGGCTCAGCCCTTCTTCGGCCGCGTCTTGCGCCAGCCGGACGCGGTCCACGAGTCCACGACGGCCGCATCGACAGTCACGGATACGCCCGTCAGCGTGGGGTGGTAGAGCGTGACCTGCTTCTCGGTCTTCTCGGCCGGGGTCTCGGCAGCGTTCTCGTCGCTCATGCGGCGCTCCTGTCGTGAAGCCGCAGCCCTACGCCGAGGGTGAAGCGGCGGATGTTGGTGTTGTCGTCAGCGGTCCACGTCGGCGACATGAACGAGGCGACCTGCTGGACCGCGATGCCGTTGACGGTCTGGCCGGGCAGGTTCTCGAGCAAGTCGCGCTCGATCGCGGTGGCAAGGGCGCGCGCGTCGATGCGCGTCGCGGCAAAGACGTCGATGTCACACCGCTGGTCACCCACGCGGAAGCGGTCAGTCTGGCCGCCGATGCCGATGACCTGGATCAGTTGCGCCGGCATGGCCTCCGGGCGCTCAGTGACCACGCGAGCGTCCGGGTACCGTGGAGTCAGCCACGCCACGAGGAGCGATTCCGGGTGCATCACTCGCCTCCAAGGGCTCGGCCGAGAACGCGGTGACGCGGCGTGGTCTTGGTGCCGAACTCGACATAGAAGGCGTGCTCGCTGCTGTTCAGGACGGTGGCAACTGCGCGCGTACCGTCGTCCTTGATGCCGGTCTCGATCGAGAACTCGTACTTGTAGCCCTCGCCGATCGGCGGGGCGTCGGGGGCGATGGCCTCGGCCTTGGCTTTGACCTTCTCAGCATGCGGCAGAACCGCCGCGAGGCCGATCTCACCCCTGAGCACCTCGCCCATGCCCTTGTAGTCAAGGCGGAACGGTTGGGCGCTCATCCGGTCACCCGCAGGAGTCGAAGCACCGCGCCCGGCTCATCCCCAGTGAAGGGGTTGGAGTAGACCTGCGGATCTCCGTCGATCTCATAGAGATCCCCGCGAGCACTCACACGGTCGGTGGCCTTCGGCGTTGGCGTTCCATCGGGCAGATACACGGTCGCGCCGATGGTGACAACGTCCTCGCCCTGCACCTTCTCGGTTGATCCGGCTGGCGCAAAGATGCTGTTCGGGATGTCGGTCGAGACATCGCCGAAGACGTCGTTCCCGTCGGCATCGTGTCCGGTGATGGCACGGGTGATGATGGTGACCGTCTCGCCGAACTCGGGGATCACTCGTCCGCGCTCCGGTCAATGAACGGCCCGAACTCATAGGACGGGTCGCTCATGCCCTCTTCGATCAGCAGGGCGTCGATCCCGCCGTACTTGCCGCCCAGCGCCGGGTTGCCCAGGTCGCCATACGGGAAGGGGGCCATGCGCGGTCGCGTCTTGATGGTGCCGATGCGCGACTTGGACCGCTTCGCAGGCGTCAACGCTGCGACGTCGCTCTCGGTGACCACCAACTCCCCGCGGATGTCCTTGTCGCCACGGAGAGCGAAGCCCTTGGAGATCGTGTACGGCCCGGTGGAGACCGACGTGTTGGTCGCCCCGTCCTGGTTCACGAGGTACCGCTTCACGATCGTCGCCGTGACGGTGGCGACCGTGACCGGGTCGAGGCCAGCCGGGTCAGTCGGGTCCGCATTGAAGCGGGAGACCCGATCGTCGATCCACGGGATGCGCTGGCGCAGCAGCGCCGACGCCTTGTCGATCAGGCGCGAGACCCGATCGAACTCGGATGAGGTGAGAGGGCGCCAGAGGTCACTGACGTCATCGGTGGTTGCCAATGGCAGCATCAGGGCGCCCCCTCACTCTCCGTTATTCAGTTCTCGGGCTGCTCGTCGGCGGTCTCGTCGGCATCCGCCGACTCGTCCGCGTAGACGTGGTCACCCACCTGCTCGGCCGCCCACTCGGGCAGCTCCTGGCCAGCCTCGAAGACCTCGGTCCGCGCAACGTACTTCGCGCCGTCCGGCTTCTCGGGGTCGACCGGAGCCCACTCGTGGACGTGGACGCTGGTCGCGAGGACCCGCGCCTTCGCTTCCTGCTTCTTTCGCGCAGCCATCTACCCAGCCCCCGATCAGGAAGCGACGGTCGCCGCGAACGAAAGGTTCGGGTTGGCGAGCACCGGCAGGTTGATGGACGCGACCTTGGTCCACAGGCCGGCCGGGTCCTCCTCGGTGAACTCGCCGGCCACCAGGCCGGGCAGGTCCGCCTCGTCGATCCCGTAGCGGGGGTCCATGGCCTCAGCCGTAGTGCCCCAGAACACGCCGCCGAGCTGAGTGTCCTCATCGACACCCGTGTCCTCGGTCGTGTTGTCGACCGGGGCCGGCAGGAACAGCGCGACGTTCTGGTCGAGCACGTACTGTGCGGCACCGTTGACCCGGACCTGAGCCTGGTAGACGGTCACGGGCGGGAGCCCCTGAGCGGCCAGCATCTCGTTCAGGTTCGCGGTGGTGACCACGGTCGGCTGCTGCACGCCCGGGAACAGCTGGTTGCGGACCGCCTGGTTGCGCAGCATGATGTTCCAGACCTTGCGGGACACCACGAGCGAGCCCGGCTCGACGCCGTTGGTCGCGATGTTGGTGTCGCGCCACGACATCAGGTCGGACAGCGGGTCCGGGGTTCCGGCACCGTTCCACAGGGCCGCCGCCGTGACGGTGTGGCCCGCGTCGCGCTGCCAGTCGATCGTCGTCCCCAGCTCGGGAAT